ACCAGCCCTTAAGCTGGTTGCCACGCTAGTGCAGCATTTCTTGCTGTATAACTATTAGTTAGGAGGCGTGTTGTGGATCCGGAAACGTATCCATTGGACCCAGAAACTTTTGGGTTCACAGATCCTGCCGATTTTCACTACTGCCCCAGTCATGGGGTAGAATTGGATCCTCGGTGGTGTCTGAATTGCTTCCTAATTAGGTTGTTCCATAGCCAAGGAAAAGGAGTGGACTTGCTGTGTCTCGATCATATCGAAACACCGCCGGACCTGTAGCACTCGGTTATAATGACGGAGTGCTTGTGGCGCAGCAATTGCTGCCCGGCTCCAGCGAGTGGAAGGACTCTGTCGGCCATAACTTGCAGTTTTTAGGCAAGCATGACGTCGGTGGACCCTTCTTATTGTCCAGAGATCGCTGGGTTTACACCCTAGCAAAATCTGGTCCCGGCAAGTGGAAAGGCTCAGATCTCGTCGTTTCCGGCGGACCTGGTGCTGCTCCATTTGACGGTGAACGTAGCACCTCCAGTATGTTTACTGACGGTGCTACTGCAATGGCTCGCTCTTGGCCAACGACTCCATCTTTCAACGCTTTGACCGCAACGGCCGAAGTAATGAGAGATGGGATCCCTTCTATGTTGGGGGCCTCTACCTGGAAGAACCGCACGAAAGTCGCGCATTCTTCTGGTGATGAGTACCTCAATGTCCAGTTTGGTTGGGTTCCTCTTGTCAATGACATTAGGAATTTTGCCAAGATGGTTAAAAATCATGAGAAAATTCTCAATGACTTTAAGGAAGGATCTAGTAAAACTACTAGATTTGGCTATAGTTTTCCTCGAAGCACTACATCCGATTCTTGGAGCGGCAATTGTTTTCTTTACCGCGCTGGGAATACCGGAATAAGTTCTTCGTGTCCGGCCACTTATGTCTCAGTTCGTGAGACAAATACCTGGTTTAAAGGTGCCCTTAGGTACCATATTCCAGCTACGAGTGGACAGTTAGGCAAAGCTGCAGAATATGCAGCGTTAGCAGATAAATTACTAGGGATCAAACCGACCCCTGCAAATATCTGGAATGCCTCGCCGTGGACATGGGCTTTCGATTGGTTCGGAAATGCGGGAGATGTTATGACTAACATCTCTCAATTGAACCAGTCGGGAACGGTGCTCTTGTATGGCTATATAATGTCTTCCTCAAGAACGGAAGAAACTATTATAGCAAGAGCCGGGGGTTTCAATCCCGGGAGTACAGTCGGAATCAGGACTCACCTTCGTGAGTTCAAGAAACGACTGCCCTCACACCCATATGGATTTGGCGTTACTGACGGCGATTTATCTGTCGCTCAGAAGGCCATCCTCGTGGCTCTAGGTTTGAGTCACGGGGGTCGTGGTTAGTATAGTCATATACCGTATTAGCCACCATAAAGCTTTACAAGCGATCAAAACTTGTAAGGTGAGTAACCCACGATAATCCCTTAAACCAAAGGGCTTATCCCCACTAAGGAGATTCGCACGATGGCTTTTGCCGATCCGCAAACAATTACCATTAATGCAGTCGCTATTCCGCTGCCCCGGACTTCGTTCGGGACAAACGCTGGCGGCTTCACTTCAGCAGACGGTCTGACTAAGGAATCTGTCTCCCATTCTTACGGGAGCAGGGTCCGGCGTCTTATCCGTTTGGACGCTAGCAAGATCGCTGCAGACCCGCTTTTGGCGGGTGTCAACGTGAAAGCTAGCATGTCCGCGTACTTGGTTTGCGATGTGCCCGTAACAGGGTACACTGCTGCCGAACAGAAGCTTGTGGTAGACGGTTTTCTTGCCTACCTAACGGCTTCTTCTGGCGCCAAGATCACGCAGCTGCTTGGAGGCGAGGTCTAATTCTGACCTCGTTGCTTGCCAAGATTTATAGGACCATTCTTTCGGTCTTAAACTTTTGGCACGCAGTTCTCCAAGAACGGTGGTTGATCCCAATGGTTGTAGTCATATTCTTGATTATGACACCTGGGAATTGTCCTACGTCGCATGAAACAATTTATTTGACATAGGGCAAATTGCAGATTCTTCAATCGTGCTCATGATAGCTACCCAATAAGGGAACTATGAAAAGCATGACTGATCTCTGGCGTGTGACAGCGAATGAATTAGCTGTCGGATGCTACACTAGCACTACTCAAGACCATAAAAAGGTCGAGAGTCGTGTCAAAGATGAGGGCCTGTCTTTCCTCACGATAACTCTCCCTTCCTTTGGGAAGGACTTCGAGAGATGCCTTGAGTTAGGCCGGGTGGACGACTCCAGTTTTCTTGGTTTCAAGAGATCTGGTGGTCTCCCCTTGTTTTTAAGGGGTTTCCTTCGCCAAGTCTTCGACACTTCTAGTGGTGTTATTCTGGATAAACCTAGTTTGGATTCCATCTTCGCTGTGCGTCAGCTTACGCTGATGTTTGCGAAGATCCTCCACCCTTGTAGTGATGCGAGGGAAAGAGGTGCCTTCCTAGGCTATGTTCAGATTGAAGAGGAACTCAGGGATTGGGAGGTAAGTAACACGGTGGATTGGAAATCATTCCGTCGTGTCTCCCGCCTGCTTTTCGCAGATGTATTTGCGAAAATGGATGAGATCTGCTTTCTTGGAGATCTCTACCCGAAGCACGGACCCGGGGCGACCGCTGATCGATATTTCGGAAACCGAAAGTTCGATCAAATGAAGTGGTCTACCCGGTTGGAAGATATAGGTCTTCATTATGGAGACTTCTGCCTACCGAATTGGCGGTATCATAACCGCCAGTCGTCCGTTGAGTCCCTTGATCCTGGTAACGAAGTACCTGTAAAGGTAATCTCCGTACCTAAGACGCTCAAAACTCCTCGCATCATCGCGATTGAGCCAGCCTACATGCAGTACATGCAGCAGGCTGTCTTGCTCGAGTTGGTGCAGCTCCTCGAAACTGAGGGAATTAAAGGCAGTGCCTTTGATAACCTCAGTTCGCACTTCCTGGGATTTACAGATCAGATTCCAAATAGGGATCTGGCCTGCCTGGGCAGCGTCGGAGGTGAACTTGCTACGCTGGATCTCAGCGAGGCAAGCGACCGAGTTTCGAATCTGCATGTAATTGAGCTCACTCATGGATTTCCCTTCTTTTCGGAGGTGGTCCAAGCAGTTCGCTCGACCAAGGCAGATATTCCTTCTCTAGGTCTTTCTATTTACGACCTGAGAAAGTTTGCGTCTATGGGGTCAGCTGTTTGTTTTCCTTTCGAGGCAATGGTGTTTACAACCGCCATATTCCTTGGAATAGAGCAGCAGCTAGGACACCAACTAGACCGAAAGTCCATTTTGGATTTTCGGGGTAAAGTGCGCGTCTATGGGGACGATTTGATTGTCCCCACGGACTGTGTCACTGCGGTTCTTGACTCACTCGCCCGTTTGGGTTTTAAAGTGAATGTCAACAAGAGCTTCTGGAATGGGAAATTCCGGGAATCTTGTGGAGGAGATTATTACGACGGTGAATGGGTAACTCCTGTTCGCTGGCGTCGTGATTTCCCTCAGAGTCGCAGAGATGTTTCTGAAGTGATATCTCTAGTTGAAACCCGCAACCTATTTTACTTAAGTGGGTTGTGGCAAACAGCTAGTTGGCTTGATGATAAAATAACCAAGATACTTGGTTACTTCCCCATCGTTGAGCCGACATCACCTGCGTTAGGTCGTCGATCTCTAGTCTTCAATTATGAAGATGAAAAGTTAGACGAACACCTTCATGCTCCTAGAGTGCGAGCATGGAAAGTGAGATCCAAGCTACCTGTGAATTCTGCAAGTGGCGAGGGTTCCCTAATGAAGTGCCTAGATCCCAGGAAGGGTGAAAATCCTTTCGAAGATCCACGGCATTTAGAACGCTCTGGACGTAGCTCAGGCGTCTGCATCAATCTGAGATGGATGCAGCCCTTCTAATTGAGGGGCTGAGCGCAGTTCGACCGCTGGTTTACATATATGGATGGCAGTGCATCACTTAACACTGCTATACCTAAAGTATTCCATTCCCCCTTAAGGGAACTTGCGGTTGTCCTATGCGTTT